GGCCGGTCTTGTTGCCAGGCATCGAGGGCGCATACAGCACGCGGCCCATCTCGTCCTGGGTCTTCTCCAGCTTGGCGCTCATGTAGACGTGCCGGCCAGGCAGGTCGCGGAATGCGCGGATGATGTCTGCCATCTGCTCCTGCATCGCACCGTAGGCCTGGCGTGGGTCTTTGGTGGCCTTCTTCTCGGCATTGAGCACCACCTCAGCGATCTCGCTGATGGAGTCGAGCGCGACCGACTGGAACCCTTTGGCCTCGTCGGACTGCGTCAGCCAGGTGTAGGCCTCCCGCAGCGTCTCCATGTCGCTGATCTCAATGAATGGCAGGTCGGCGTCCTGGATGGACAGCAGGCCTCCTTCAGCAGACAGCACGATGGGGCTGGGCAGGGTCTTGATCAGTGAGGTCTTGCCTGCACCGGCCTGGCCGTAGACCAGGACTTTCACACCATTGGCAGCCAGGCTGCCGGTGGTCTTCACGTTGATTGCCATGTTGGCTCTCCTTCTTGGTTGCTGCACCTTCGGGCAATTCCGTTCGCGCAGTGGTTGAACTGTAATCCATTCTGGAGTACCATGTCAACACCCTGATGTGAAATTTTTACGACGAGGCCCAAAATGCTGACCCTTGAACAAATCCGCGAGGCACTGCGAGATCGCATGCCTGCCCGAGTGGCCGAGGCCACCGGCCTGCACTACAACACCATCCGAGAGGTGCGCGACAACCCCGAGGCCAACCCGACCTACAAGGTGCTCAAGGCGCTGTCGGACTACCTGACACGCAGGGAGGCCACGATCAATGGCTGACCTGTCCAAAGTCCTGGGCGGCCCTTGGTCGCCACCACCCGAGAAGAGGGTGGCCCCACCAGAAGAGCAACTGATCGATGCCATCAAGGCCGCTGGCCTGGAGCCACCAGAGCAGGTCTTCTTGGACGGCAAGATTCACAGGTTCAGGTCCGGCACCAAAGGCTCACCAGGCCACGGCGACAAGCCTGGCTGGTATCTGGTCTTTGGCGATGGCGTGCCGGCCGGCCGATTCGGCTGCTGGCGGGCTGGGTTTGAGACCTCATGGCGCGCAGACGTGGGGCGCAAGCTTACCCAGGCAGAGGAGATGGCGCACGCCAGGCGCGTGGCCGAGGCCAAGGTGCTGCGCGATGCCGAGCTGGAGCGCCAGCACCAGGTGGCAGCCGACACGGTCGAGAAAATCTGGTCATCGGCCTCCGCGGCACACCCGGATCACCCCTACCTGGCGCGCAAGGGCATCAAGACGCACGGCGCTCGGATTACAGGCGATGGCAGGCTTGTGGTGCCCCTGTACGATCAGGACGGCACGCTCTCCAGCCTGCAGTACATCAGCCACGATGGCGGCAAACTCTATCACCCAGGCGGCCAGACAGGAGGCAAGTTCTGGATGGTGGGCACGATGGACGAGCCAGGCACGCTGTTTGTGGCCGAAGGGTTCGCAACCGCGGCGACCATTCACGAGACCACCAGCAGGCCGGTGGTGGTGGCCTACAGTGCCAGCAACCTGGTCCCAGTGACCGGCAGCTTGCGCGAAATGTACGGCGCGACACAAGACATCGTGATCGTGGCCGATAACGACAAGTCTGGGGTGGGACAGCGATACGCGGAGCAGGCCTCGGCCAAATTTGGAGCGAGGATGGTCATGCCGCCAATCGAGGGAGACGCAAACGATTATGCACAGGCAGGGCACGACCTGGCCAGTCTGCTGCTGCCACCCAAGAGCAACTGGCTGATCCCGGCCGACGATTTCTCGGCCCAGCCGGCTCCGATCTCCTGGCTGGTCAAGCGCTGGCTGCAGAGCCAGGCGCTGATCATGGTCCACGGCCCATCGGGCGGCGGCAAGACCTTCGTGGTGCTGGACTGGTGCCTGCGCATGGCCAGCGGCATGGCCGAGTGGTGCGGCCAGAAGGTGCGGCCAGGCAATGTGGTCTACCTGGCCGGCGAAGGCCACCACGGCCTGCGTGGTCGAGTGGCAGCCTGGAAGCACCACCACCAGGCCGGCTCCCTGGCCATGTGGCTGTCCAAGGACGGCTGTGACCTCAACACCCCGACCGGCTACCTGCAGGTGGTCGAGCAGGTGCGCAGCCTGCCAGAGAACCCGGCCATCATCGTGGTCGACACCCTGCACCGATTCCTGGCCGGCGACGAGAACAGCGCCCAGGACGCCAAGACCATGCTGGACGCCTGCAACAGCCTGATGAACGAGTTCAACTGCAGCGTGATCCTGGTCCACCACACTGGCGTGGCCGAAGAGGCCCAACACCGGGCACGCGGCTCCAGCGCCTGGCGCGGCGCTCTGGACATCGAGATCAGCATCGTGCCAGGCAAGGATGGCGTGCCCATGCAGATCGTCCAGCGCAAGTCCAAGGACGCCGAGCTGGCCCAGACGGTCCACGTTGAGCTGCAGCAGGTCACCATCCCTGGCTGGTACGACGAGGACAACCAGCCGGTCACCTCAGCGGTGATCGTCCAGGCCCAGGCTCCAACAGCGGCCAGGAAGGACAGCAAGATCGACAGCCATCGCAAGACCTTCGAGAACGCCTGGTGGACATCCGGTGCCGAGGAGCGTAATGGTTTACCCTACCTCAGCAGGTCGGCAATGGTCGACTACCTGGTGCAGAAGATGGACGTGAGCGAGGCCTCAGCCAAGCAGTACATCAAGCCCAGCAGCCCCGGCAAACCCATCGCAGACCTGCTGGTGGCCGAGATCATCGAGGCCTTCGAGCACGGCTGGCTGGTGGTCAACGATGCGCACGCCAGCTCCATGCTGATCCGAAAGTCGGAGCGCTGAGATGAGTTATCCACAGAGTTATCCACAGGCAGGCATCGGTAACTGGTAACGAAACGGAAAAAAACGATATGAGTTACCTGGGGCAAAGGCGGCGATTTCGGTAACGTAACGTAATCCCCCCCTTTAGGGGGGGTTACCAGTTACCAAACGCTGCGGCGCTTTTCGGTATCGAGGCCACATAGAACGTGGTGAAAAGTTATCCACAGGAACGTGAGGAAGCACTAACATGACACAGACCAACGTGAACGAGATGCTGGCAGGCCGGGAAGGTCGGTATGGCAGCTTTCATGGCCACGCCAGGATCAGCCAAGACCTCAAGGCAGCGATGCACGAGCGCAGCGGCTGGGATGGCCTCCAGGCCGACCAGCGCGAGGCCTTGGAGATGATCCAGCACAAGATCGCGCGCATCCTCAACGGCGATCCGAACTACGCCGACAACTGGGTCGACATCGCAGGCTACGCAACCCTGGTGGCCAACCGGCTGGAAAAAGAGGAGAATGCAGCATGACCACGAAATCGCACGAAACACTCTTGTGGATTCTGGCCACGGTGGCATTTGCTGCAGCCGGCTGGTGGATCGCAATCCTGGCGATCTGGGCTTGGCTGCTCTGGACGAGGTGGTGAGCATGGCAACGAAGAAACGAACGACACCGAAAAGCCCTGAGCGCAAGGACATCGCAGACCTGGTGATCTCTGGCATGCGCTCTGGCTTGAGCGCATTCAAGGCTTGCGAAGCAGCAGGCGTGCCGCAAAGCACGTTCAACCTGTGGCTGAATGAGAACGCGGCGCTTTCCGCAGAGTACGCGCGCGCGCGCGAAGATTTGATCGAGCGCATCGCCAACGAGGTGATCGAGCTGAGTGACGCCGATGTCGGCCTGCAGCCGGACGGCAAGAAGGACTGGGCTGCGGTGCAGAAGCACAAGCTCCAGGTCGACACCCGCAAGTGGCTGCTGTCCAAGCTGGCGCCGAAGAAGTACGGCGAGAAGCTGGAGCTGACTGGCGATCCTGACCGGCCTCTGGCGATCCAGAAGATCGAGCGCGTGGTGGTTGGCAAGTGACGACGCTGCGCATCGAGACACCGAAATGGGCGCTGCCACTGCTGGAGCCTGCGCGCTACAAGGCAGCCTTCGGCGGCCGCGGCTCCGGCAAGTCGCACACCTTCGCGGAGATGCTGATCGAGGCGCACATCATGGATCAGACCAGTCGGTCGGTCTGCGTGCGCGAGGTCCAGAAGTCGCTGGCGCAGTCTGTCAAGCGCCTGCTGGAGCTGAAGATCGAGTCCATGAATGCCGGCGCCTACTTCGAGGTCCAGGAGGCCGTCATCAAGTCCAAGCGCGGCGACGGCCTGATCATCTTTCAAGGCATGCAGAACCACACGGCCGACTCGATCAAGTCGCTGGAGGGCTACGACCGTGCCTGGTGCGAGGAGGCGCAGAGCCTGTCACAGCGCAGCCTGGATCTGCTGCGGCCTACCATCCGCAAGCCAGGCTCAGAGCTGTGGTTCACCTGGAACCCGAGCCAGTCGAGCGATCCGGTGGACCAGCTCCTGCGTGGCGACAAGCCACCACCAGACTCGGTGGTGCTGGAGGTCAACTTCGACGACAACCCCTGGTTCCCAGACGTGCTGCGCGCCGAGATGGAGTACGACAAGGCGCGTGACCCTGACAAGTACGCACACGTCTGGCGTGGCGGCTACCTTCAGAACAGCAGCTCGCGCGTCTTCCGCAACTGGAAGGTCGAGGAGTTCGAGGCGCCGAAGGACGCCATCCACCGGCTCGGCGCCGACTGGGGCTTTGCAACCGATCCAACC